GGCATCCAGATCGGGGCCGTCCAGGTGAACTTCGACTACCGCGGCTGCGAGAAGACCTTCGAGGGCCGGGAGGCCGATCGCGACTACAGCGAGATCGCCATGCGCTTCGAGGTGGAGATCGCCTACGAGGCTGTCTCGCCCGACGCGCTCGCGTGGCAGTAGGCGGGTTCCAGCTCTCCTCGTATCGGGCGCAGGTCCAGCGCCTGATGGAGAAGGCGAACACCATCATCGAGGACGCGCACGTCTCGGCGCTCAACAAGTCGGCGGTCTCGGTGCGCGCGGAGGCCGCGCGGATCATCCGCCGGCGCTACCCGGGGTTCAAGGCCGGGGAGATCAAGAAGACGATGGTGATCGTCCGGGCGACGCGCTCGCACCCGGTCGCGAAGATCCGCGTGCGCGGCCGGCGCACGCCCCTCATCTCGTTCGGCGCGAAGCAGACGCGCTCGGGCGTGAGCGTGCGCATCACCACGAGGAAGATCGTGCGCGGGGCGTTCATCGCGACGATGAAGAGCGGGCACCGGGGCGTCTTCTGGCGCTCGGGCGCGTTCGGCCGGCGGGGGAACCAGAAGCTCGAGCGGATCGAGCAGCTGACCTCGCTCTCGGTCCCGCAGACGATCGAGCAGGAGGTCGTGCTGGACGGGCTTCGCAAGTTCGCGCTCGAGCGCTACAAGATCGAGCTCGTGCGCGAGATCAAGTTCAGGACCGCGCGAGCGGGGAAGTGAAAACCACCAGGAAAGGAGAAGCACATGGACGGAATCATCGGGCGGCACATCACCCTGTACTGGGGCTCCACGCCGATCGCGAAGCTGACGACGAAGGGCGTCCAGATCAACAACGAGCTCGTGGACGACACGGGCGACACGGACGGCGCGTGGAGGAACATCCTCAACGAGCCGGGCACGAAGACCGTGAGCTTCAGCGCCTCGGGCATCGTGGTCAACCGCACGCTCCTGCAGGCCTCGCTCGACGAGGACAACGTCGTGAACGACATGACCTTCGAGTACCCGGACGGCGGGAGGATCACCGGCAACTTCGGGATCGAGGGCTACTCGGAAACCGGCGAGCGCGCGGCATCCGTCACCTTCGAGTCGACGTTCCAGAACAAGGGCGCGGTCACCTACGCGGCGGGCGCGTAACGCGCTGAAAGGCGAAGGAGGAGGACATGCCGATATTCGAGCCGTTCAAGCTCGGCACCTGGAAGGACCGCGAGTACGTCGTGCCCGCGGACGCCGTGATGGGCTGCATCGCCACGGTCGAGCAGCACGTCACGTTCTTCGACATGGCGGAGATGCGCACGACCGGGAAGCTCCGGTCCATGCAGCTCTCGCAGGGGCTGGCGGCTGCCATGCGCTATGCCGGCGCCGAGGTCACCGCCGAGGAGCTGTACAACACGCTGTTCACCGGACAGAACCCAGTCGAGACCGTGCGCCGGATGTGGGCCACGCTCATGGCGCTGGAGACGCTGATGATACCGCCCGAGCACCTGCGGGCGCTGGAGGAGAAACAGCGGGGAAAGGTACGCAGAGGCGCGCGGGCGGCCTCGTCGAAGAAGCGTACAAGCTCGCGGTCGGGCTCGGCTGGCTGACGCCCGAGCAGTTCTGGCGCATGTCGCCTCAAGAAATATGGTGGCTGATTGAAGCCAAGCGTCCCGTGAAAATGTATGGCCGCCTCACGGAAGACGAAGTAGACGCAATGATCGCCGAAGCTAAGGCCGAGGGGTTGCTCTGATGGCAATTAAAACTCTGATGTCTCGTGCCGAGGCGCGCGCGGAAGGGCTGCCACGTTTTTTCACTGGCAGACCATGCAAGCGAGGGCACATTACTTGGCGGAAGGCAGTCAACGGAGACTGTTCCGCATGCCACGCCGAGAAAATGAAGGGCAGATACAACGGCCTGCCTGGCGCCCGGGCCCGCGACTACCGGAGCAAGCCGGAGGTGCGCGCTAAAAGGTCGGCTTACATGCGCGGATGGCGAGATGCGTGGGGCCGAGAGCACGAGACGGAATATCGGCGCCGCTCTGATGTGCGCGCGACGCGGAATCAGCACATGGCGGCGCGATGGTCTTCCGACCCGGAATATCGATTGGTTTGCCTGTTGAGGGCGCGCATCCGCCTCGCGCTCAAGGGACGCACTCGTCGCGGCTCTGCCATCGATCTTCTGGGCTGCACGATAGAAGAGGCGAAGCGTCACATCGAAAACCAGTTCGCGCCCGGCATGTCGTGGGAGAACCACGGAGACTGGCACATTGACCATAAACGCCCCATATCGTCGTTCGACCTGACGGTCGCCGACCAAATGGCCGAAGCTTGCCATTACACGAACCTGCAGCCGCTATGGGCTCTGGATAACCAGCGCAAGAGCGCTGCGTGGCCGGCCTCCGGGGAGCGTATCTGATGGCCACGCGCCTCGGCCAGCTCGGCATCCTCGATATTTTGTTGAGCGGCGACACCGCGAACCTGAAGCGGGCGACGAAGGAGGGAGCGACCAACCTGGAGAAGATGGGGGCGGTCGCGCGCAGCACTGTGACCTCTGTCGCCAAGCTCTCGGCCGCGATCGGGGCTGCGAGCGTCGCGGTCTTCGCGTTCACCAAGCGGGTCGCCGCCACGGGCGACATGTTCGCGAAGATGTCCGCCAAGGTCGGTGCCTCGACGGAGTTCCTCTCCGCGTTCGCGCACGCCGTCAAGCTCGGCGGCGGATCCGCTGAAGGGATGGAGAAGTCGATCGGCCGGATGGCGCGCGTCATGTCCGACGCCTCGAACGGCCTGGCCACCGCGAAGCGCAGCTTCGACGACCTCGACATCGAGGTCCAGAAGACGGACGGCTCCCTGCGGGCGGTCCCGGAGGTCCTGCTCGAAGTCGCCGATCGCTTCGCCGGGATGACGGATGAGACCAAACAGGCGGCGCTCGCGCAGGAGATCTTCGGGCGCTCCGGCCTCACTTTGCTCCCGGTCCTCAAGCAGGGCTCGGCCGCGATCCGCGAGCACATGGAGGAAGCGCGGCGCCTGGGCATCGTCTGGAGCGCGGAGGCGGCCAAGGCGGCCGAGGACTTCAATGACAACATCGAGCGGCTCGGGCGCGGGGTTGAAGGTATCTCGATGCAGCTCGCCGGGCCGCTGATCAAGGCGCTCGGCGACACCGCGGGTGCGTTCCTGGCGGCCCAACGCGCTGGCGAGGGCTTCGGCGACGCAATGCTGCGCGCGATGCAGATCTTCCTGACCGGCACGGACCTGCAGAAGTGGGAAAGCGACATGGCGGCCGCGGGCGAGCAGCTGCTCGGGGCACAGAAGAAACTCGACGAGGCCCTGCGCGTGCAGGGCTCGCCCGGCATGAAGGAATTCGGCACGAACCTGGTCCGCCAGGCGCGCGAGGCAGTTGATCAGGCATCGGCCGAGATCGCCCGGCTGCGGGACATCCGGCCGATCCTGCTCGGCCCTGAGACTCCGCCGGACGGCAAGCCCAAAGGGACGCCAGGCGGCGGCGGGGGCATGACGGACGCCCAGAAGAAGGAACAAGAGGAGCGCAGAAAGCTCCTGGGCGAGCAGTACCAGTGGGAGCTGGACGAAGAGCAGCGGGTGCGCGAAGAGCTCGGTGCGATCTACATCGCGGCGCACGAGAAGCGCCTGGAGGACGAAAAGCAGCGGCAGGCCGACCTGCAGGCCGCGAAGATCGAGGGCTACGAGTGGGAGCAGGAGCAGGCGATCGCGCAAGGCGAGGAGCTGCTCGCGATCGACAAGGCGATTGCCGAGCAGAAGAAGGCGCAGCGCGATCGCGAGAAGGCGGCGAACGCCGACTTCTGGAACAACCTGGCCGGGCTCATGAACACCGGATCGAAGAAGGCCTTCGAGATCGGCAAGGCCTTCTCCCTCGGCCAGGCGGCGATCAAGGGAGCCTCGGCGGTCATGAGCGCGTGGGAGGCCGGCATGTCCACGGGCGGGCCCTGGGCGCCTGTGGTGGCGGCTGCCTACGCCGCCGCGGCCGGGCTGAACGCCCTGAACCTGATGAACAACATCCGCAGCCAGCAGTTCGGTGGCGGGGGCGGGGCGCCCGTGCACCCGACCCAAGGCTCGAGCGGGGTGTCGCCCGTGGGCGCGGGTGGCGGGCAGCAGCGCGAGCGGCCGGTATCGCACACGACCGTCGTCCTGCCGGCGACGGATCTGACCAGCACCTCGGCCGTGCGCCAGATGCTCCTCGGGCTGACCGAGGAAATCGAAGCGAATGGCGGCAGCCTGACGGTGCGTTGATGATCATCTTCACGAACCCGTTTCTGCTCGCGCAGGCGGCCACTGCCACGCCGCTCACGCACGGGCGCATCGGCTGGCGGACCTACACGCGCGGCGCGCTCGCCTCGCAGGTCACGGCGAGCACCGAGACCACGGACGGGCCGAAGGATGCGCCGCTGCGCTCGGATACGGGCGAATACTGGCTCGCCTCCGCGCTGCCGGCGACCTGGCAGTTCGACATCGGGAGCCTGGAGAGCGTCAACTACGTTGGCATCGCCGGGCACGACATCGCCACGCAAGGGGCCTCGATCAAGGCCGAAACCAGCCCGGACGCCTCGGCCTGGGAGGACCTGGCGGTCGAACACCTCCCCGGCAACAACGCGCCGATCATGTTTCTGGATGATGCGCGGGATGCAAAGCACCTGCGGCTCACGGTGCAGGGACTGGGCAATGCGCCGCGCATCGCGTCGATCTACTTCGGCCTGACGCTCGACCTGCCGCGGCCGATCTACGGCGGGCACTCGCCGCTCAATCTGTCGCGCGTCACGGAGCTGCGCACGGCGGTGTCGCGCGGCAGGCAGTTCCTCGGGCGCTCGATACAGAGCATGGGCGTGGCCGGGAGCGTGGCTCTGCGGCATCTGCTCGCCGGGTTTTACCGCAGCGACTTCGACCCGTTCGTCGAGGCCGCGCGCCTGCACCCGTTCTTCTACGCCTGGCGCCCGGCGACCTTTCCGAACGAGGTGGTCTACATCTGGACAACGGACGACGTGGCCCCGATGAACTCGGGCCAGCGGGACTTCATGCAGGTGAACCTGCAGGTACAGGGCATCGGCTATGTCGCGTGAGGTGTCGGAGGAGACCTTCTCGGCGCTGGAGATCCTGCAGCCGATGTGCGCCGAGCGCTACGGGGTGGCCCCGTGCACGGCCGCCCTGGGCACGACGGGCGTGCACAAGTGCCACAACACGCGCGTCGGCTGCCAGGATCCGGACAATTACAACCCGACGGACACGGTGGTGCTGCGCTTCGTGCGCTCGCAGGACCTGCCGCTGTCCTACGGACCTTTCATCCCCGCGCTTCGGAGTCTGAAGGTTGCGCCCGGCGGCATCAACTTCGCCGGGATGGAGCGCGGCATCAGCCCGTTCGGGCAGCGCGAGGAGGTGACGGCGACGCTCGCGGACTTCAAGCACAGCGGCCACCAGCTCGACCCGTACCGGCTGGAGCGGCAGACGGGCGATGCGTCGCTGCTGGATTCTGGCGATGCGCAGGCGGGCGCTGCGGCCTCGCTGACGCTGAAGGCGACCGCGCCGGAGAGCTTCGCGGGTACGCCGATCGTGCGGCTGGTGACCGGGCCGGGGAGCGTGCAGGAGCGGGTCGTCGCGTCGATGGCGGGCGCGGTCGCGACGGTCAGCCCGAACTGGAACGCGCAGTATCTCGATCTCCCCGGCACTTCCGGCAACTACGCGAGCACGCCGGATAGCGCGGCGGTGAGCGGCTTTGGCGACCTAGATATCCGCTGCAAGCTGTCGATGGACGACTGGACGCCGCTCGGCCAGAGAATCTTCGTCGGCAAATACGCTGCATCACCTCAGTGGGGCTACGCCTTCTCGGTGCTTCCAGGCGGGGAGCTAAATATGCAGGCGTCCGCAGATGGCAGCACGCAAAGTTCCTTGAACAGCGTGTCCTCCACGGGATTCGCTGACGGCTCTACGCATTGGGTAA